TATTTTTTCTGATGTGGAAAAGGTACTAAGAGGAAAGTCTGGAAAGAATTTAAGTATTGGTATTATCACTGCGGAAAATAGTATGGGTAAAAGATTACCTGATTCTATTAATAATAAAAGAAATTATACTCTTTTAAAGAAATTTAAAACTCATCCCAATACTAGAGTCTTCCCTCTTCAAGGAAATTTTGAGGGGGTTTTAGAGAATTCTTATTTAGTTACGGGGCTATCTTTGGATGAGTTAGAAGAATTAGCTAAAGAGTTTGGACAGCTTTCTTTCATATATGGTAACGGTATTGACGATAATATGATATTTCATTATATGGAAGTAGATGATGATGGAAATTATAATAGTACTCAAGTAAGAAGAACTTTTGTTTTTAGAGATAAAGCTGAAGAAAATTACTCTTCTTATAAAGGAGTGAAATTCGTGATACCCTTTTTCGATGATGAGTATGTTAGTAAAAAATGGAATCAATTATCTGGGGAGGATAGAGGCGGAGAAGAGGATATTAAAAATAAAACAGATAATGAAGATAACGGAGAGAATAAGATGGAGAGTAATAATTTTGGAAGAATAAATCAATTGATTGATTCCTTAAAACTCGACGAAAAAGCCAAAGTTAAAATTAAAGTCAAACATAGCGATTTATTAGAAATTCCAGAGGACAAGAATTTCTGGCAAGTTCCTTTTAAACATTATGTAGATTTAGTAGAGAAAAAAGGCTATGCTAAAGTAATAAGAGCTTTGAACAATATTAAAGTTTGGCATAAATCTGAAGAACCAGAGATAGGTAATAAAGCCGATGCTCTTATGGATAAATTAAAAGAAAAATTTAGACCCGAAAGAGTGAGGGGTTCATGGATAATATACAGGCTAATATTCCTAAACTCCATGCCATAGATGTTCAAGGAGGAACTGGTGGGGCTGTAGGAGCGGGAACTCCAGAACAGATAGAGAAAGCTAAATTCATAGCTAAAGTAAAAGCTATGCAAGCTCAAAAAGAAGGAAGACGTATGGGAGTAGGTTCTGTGTCTAAATCAGATTTAGCCAATTATGACCACTATGTACAATTGCACAAAAGACTTTCTGGGGAAGAGGAAGAATAATGACGGGATATTGTCATGAATGTAAATTTTACAAAGAGAATGAATCCTCCAGATTAATGGGGGAATGTACCAGCGAAGATGTTAATGAACATAATGAATTAAATATAGACGGAGCTGGTGTTTATCTCGAAGAAGGAGAACACATGGTTGGTATGAATTTTGGCTGTATTCATTTTGAACAATCAGAAGAAGATAGTTATGATGACTATGACAACGAAGAAGATGGATGGTAATAAGATGTCTTTTAAAAGAATAAAAAAAGTAATAGATGAGAACTATGATATATATGAAGATACTCTGCAAAGTACCCTTGATGATATTCATAACTCTTTAGAAACTTTGGACGGTATTATAAAAGATGAAGGTATGTCTTATGGAGCATCTGACGATATAGTGGAAAGAGCCAAGCAAGTAAAAGAACATTTAATAGAGGCTCTTAATATAGGAAGGAATAAAATACAAGAAGATGGAACTGTTGCTGACTTGGGAGCACTTCCTAAACTTCCTTTAAGTGTTGTTGATGCTAGAGGTCAAAATTATAATCTAGCGGGTGCTGGGGCTTCTAAGAAAATGAAATCTTCTAAGAAGAAAAAGAAACATGAGGGTATTGGGGACTTCGGAGGAGGACCCGATACAAGCTATAGGGGAACTATAAAAAATATAGAACATAATATAGCTAATAGGTGGAAAGACTTAGATAAGGAGGAGATTAAGAAAAAAATACAAGATTATCATCATGCTACTGAATCAGATAAGAGAGAAGTTCTTTCACATTTTAATAAAAATTTAGATAGTCTTATTAAAGAACGAGAATAATTCATTTTTATATTATAGTTACTAAGGGATAACCGAAAGGTCTATCCCATTTTTGTTTTATATTATATTTAGATTGAGAGGGTTTTATGATTTTAGTAGATTTGCTCCAAATTTTTACAGATTTGACTCCCGACATCTTAGATATATATGAAGATTTGTTTGGGCTTCCATGTAATGTGTATTTAGCAGATAAGCTAGATGACATGTTTGATGATTTTGGTAAAGTGAGATACAAGGCTACTCCAGAATATACTAACAGAAAGATACTTATAGTTAATTTTATTAAGCCAGATGCTATGAGGGGCAACTTAACTCAGTTTGAAAGTTTCTTTGGGGATGAAAGACCTTACATAATAACTCACGAACAGAAAAGAATACCCCCAAGAGCTAGGATAGATGCTTTTTTGGGAGGAGCTAAGATGTCTTTCCAAACAGAAATAGATAGAGTCGTTACGGGTGCTTTGGCTACTGACCCCGATACAGGAGCTATTACTGGAGACCACAGTACTATTATGATTAAACAGTACTTACGTCCACTTACTTAGAGGAAAAATATGTTTTACCATTTCGCTATACAGAGATTTTTTATAGATATTAAAGCACACTCTGGCTTTAACTTTTTGGAATTTCCAGATATAGGTAATAAATCTCATTTTTATAATATTAATTTTAGCTTTGAGGATAAAGTATACAAGAGACTTTCTCAGTTTGTATACGAAGATAGAGAACAGCCTTTTATATTTGCTATGTATAATAGGGGAGTACTAAATGCAGTTCCCACGCAACCTAGACAATTTAAAGCTTCTCATAGAAACATAGGAGCCTTATCAGCGGATTTATATACTGTTAAAAATGTACAGGCTCAAACAAATATTTGCTGGATATCCAACGACCCTACATACCTAATGGAATTTGAAGAATATTTCTTAATGGCTTATGATAGAACTAAGCACTATCAAACTACTTATCAGATACCTACAGATTATTTAGATTTAGACATAGTGATATCAGTAAATCAAGGACTTAAAAAGTTTATCTTAAATTCAGAATTTACTTTAGAACCCCAAAACTCTCTCCTTCTTATAAATTCTACAGGAAACAATGGTTCTTATACTGTAGTAAGTTCTACTATAGTGTCTGGAACTACAGAGATTATAGTTCAAGAATCTATAAATTCTACTATAGCAGATGGACTTATGATTAAACAGAATACTATAATGGAAGTCCCAGCTACAATATTTCTAAAAGACATAGAATCAAATTCATTTGAAAATTATAATGACCAGTCAAGGGGAGAAATAACTTTCTTAGTTAATTCATTTAATTTAGAGTATCCTGTTATAAAGAAAGAAAATGCTTCTGGGGGTCCTTCTGGAATTGCTAGTTCAAAATTAATAAAGCATATATCATTAAAGATAAAGAATGTTCCAGATATGGGAAATCTAATTATGAGCCAACCATACGAGGAAATAAATATAGATGGTTGATAGTTTATATTATAAATAGGATTGAAGTATTAATTAGGAGTTATAATAAAATGTTTGAAGCAAAAATCGTTTCCAGAGCAGATTACCCTATAAATATAGTTCTTAGGGGGGAACCTAAAGTAGTATCTCCTAGAGAAAGTTTCTTTGTTGAGAAAATCTCAGATATAGAAGGAGCTCTTAATCCTTTATTAAAAGTACAAAAATTAATATAATTTGATACGGGAGAATTAATAATGACAGCACCTCGCATAAATGTAAAAGAGATTGATATCTCTACAAGGGTTCCAAGTTCTTTAGGAACCTATGCAGCTATAACTATACCAGCACCAAAAGGCGATATCAATAAGCCCATATTTGTAACTTCTGATACAGACTTATTAAATTATTTCACTCCTAACCAAAAAGTGGAAGTGGGATATAATATGGCTTTTTATTCTGCATTAGCTTATCTATCGAAAGCTAATAGATTATGGGTTGTTAGAGCCGATAATGGTTCTACTTATGGTGGTTTAGTTGTAAGAAAAACTCCTATATTGGTAAATACCCTAATAGGAGCTATTACAGCAGTAGACCAACCAAATAAAAAATTCACATTAGCTGGAGATTTAACAGCTTCCTTCATAGGTGTTACTTCTATAAATATCCAAGGTTCTACTGGTAACGATGGAATTTATACAGTAGTTAGTGCTACTCTAGTATCAGGAGACACAGAAGTAGTAGTATCCGAAGTTGTTCCAGATGCTACAGTAGATGGTAACATCTATAAAGAGGTATCTACTATTAATACTAACATACAATTGACTTCAGTAGAAATAGGAGCTATTACAGCAGTAGACCAACCAAATAAAAAATTCACATTAGCTGGAGATTTAACAGTTTTCTGCCATGTAGGAGATAAAATAAGAGTTCAAAGTTCTACTGGTAACGATGGAATTTATACAGTAGTTAGTGCTACTCTAGTATCAGGAGACACAGAAGTAGTAGTATCTGAAACATTAGCTAGTAATAT